ACAAAATGTACATTAGCAGCAAACCTTGGGTTGCATCTAATTATCTTCGTGACCCATCCCGCAAACCAGATTGGGTTTGATATAGATACTTAACCGACATTATTAACATGCCGACATACAACGTTAAAAATTTGAAGAACGGAGACACTCTAGAACTCAAGATGTCAATCTCTGAGTACGAACAGTGGCGAAAGGATAACCCTGACTGGGACAAAGACTGGTCACAAGCAGCGTTTGGTGGTACAATATATGGAGAACCTAAACAATCTGCTGGGTTCAAGGAGGTGATGCAGAAAGTGCAATCACGTCACCCTAATGCAAATCTCTCCCGTTATACTTGATTTAAATACATGCCAAGAAAAAGAAATACAGCTGCAACTCCTGTTCCTTTTGGAATGTCTACAAAGCAGATGAAAAGAAAGAAACCTATTAATCAACAGTATCTCAAGACCATTGAGCCACTGACAGAGAACCAGGAAAAGTTCTTCCATGACTACGGTATGGAGCAGAACATTTTTGCTTATGGTGCTGCTGGCACAGGTAAAACCTTTATTGGTTTATACCTGGCGCTACGGGACGTGCTAGATGAGAACTCTCCTTATGAAAAAATCTATATTGTCAGGTCTCTGGTCGCTACACGCGAGATCGGTTTCCTTCCTGGAGACCACGAAGATAAGTCTTCGCTCTATCAGATCCCGTACAAGAACATGGTGAAGTACATGTTCAAGATGCCAGATGATAATTCATTTGAACTCTTGTACACTAACTTGAAGGCACAAGGAACTATTAGTTTCTGGTCTACATCATTCATTCGTGGTACTACATTTGATAATGCTATTCTGTTGATTGATGAAGCACAAAACTTGAACTTCCATGAACTTGACAGTATCATCACCCGTGTTGGTGAGAACTCTAAGATTATGTTCTGTGGTGACGTTGTTCAGACTGACCTTGTAAAGCAGCATGAAAAGAATGGTATCATTGACTTCATGAAGATCCTTGAGGACATGAAAGAGTTTAGTTCTATTGAATTTACTGTTGATGATATTGTCCGCTCTGGACTGGTGAAGTCCTATCTTGTAAGTAAAATGAATCTCGGTCTTTGATATGTTTACCCACGTTGGTCATTCCTTAAGTGAACTCCCTGAACCTACCACTGTTAACGGCGTAAGGTATTACACCACGCCGAGTGGTAGGAAACTACCATCTATTACATCAATCACCTCAATGAAATCTCGTAAGAGCATTGCGGAATGGCGTAAACGTGTTGGTGATGCTGAGGCAGATCGTATCTCTAAACAAGGTACGACTCGCGGAACCAAGTTTCATAAGTATACTGAAGATTATCTGAATAATCTTGACAATAAACCACATGACATCATTCAACAGATGTCAAAACCTTGGCAACTCTTCCTTGAAGCACGTCCTTATTTGGACGACATAAATAATATACACGCTCTGGAAGCACCCCTGTACAGTGAGTATTTTGGACTCGCTGGTCGTGTTGATTGCATCGCGGAATACAAAGGGGAGCTGGCAATTGTAGACTTTAAGACTTCTCGTAAGCAGAAACCTGAGAAGTGGATTGAACATTACTTTGTTCAATGTGCTGCCTATGGTGCTCTGTATTACGATCTCACAGGTATTGAAGTAGAAAAACTTGTGATTATTCAAGCATGTGAGGATGGGGAGGTGCAATTGTTTGAAAAGTATGATAAAATGTATTATATGGAACTACTGGAGCAGTACATTAATGAGTTTGTTAACTATCACAAGGGAGAAAAGTTTGCTAATGTCTGAGGAAAACCTTAATGACATTTTAGAAAAGAAATTCATGACTGCTTCAAAGTTTTCAATGGAAATTGAGAATCTGATGAAGATCAGTAATGGTACAATGAATTACATTGAATGTGTAATTCACTATTGCAATGAGAACAACATTGAGATAGAGACTGTATCAAAACTAATTTCTAAACCCCTGAAAGAAAAACTGAAGTATGATGCTCAGCGTCTGAACTTCATGAAACGATCATCAAAGGCAAGATTAATTTTATGAAAGCGCAAGTTTTGACAGAACCATTTCCACATTTAATTGTGGAGGATTTATATGAAGATCATGAGTTAGAACTTATCTGGGAAGAACTTAATTTCTTTACTAAACCAGGAAAATTAATGTTGCCACTAGAACATGGAGCTGCTGAAAAACAAGGAGGAGAGGCAAAGACTAGTGCCTTAGCATTTCCGTTGACTTCAACTCTTCCTGGAAAAACACGAAGATGGTCAAATATATTGACCCTAGAAACAGCGATGTTTCAAAAATTAAAGCGGGATCTCCGTAACTGGAAACAGTCACATTATAGTTTATATCAAATTCCTACGCCTTCAAATACTTATACTAAACTTAGGTATTATCATAACGATGAAGGATATGCAACACATGCAGACCATCCATTTGCATGGATAACCTTTTCTTATTTCTATAAAGAACCAAAGAAATTTACTGGTGGTGAATTATTCTTTGAGGACTTTGATAACTATGAATTTCCATGTAATAACAATAGTTTAATTGCTATCCCACCTTATGTGGCACATGGTGTTCGCACTGTAAAAATTGATAACGATGATTATTATAGTGGTAATGGGAGATATGCTATTACTACATTCGTAGATTATCGTAGAAGAGATAGCTTAGACGCTATTGACTTTGATCCTCAAAGTAATGAGGCTGATTTAATAGACTGGTGGAAAAAAGATTAATGACCGCATTTGAATCCTATAAAATGTATGTCGCACTGAAGTTACACTTCACGACCGACAGTTATGATTACTTCAAATTCAACGGTAAAACTAGAGTATCTGAGACTAACTTTGAGAAGAGAAAGGACAGATACTTCTTCAAAAAACTTACGAATCGTAAGAAGGATGATGAAATCCTTCCATACTTTGTAGCAAACTTTGTTGCTGACTCCTCTGGATGGATTGGTAACATGGTCAGAACAGATGGAGATGACAACTACAGAGCATGGAAGAAGCGCATGGAGAGTTTACACTACACTTTTAGTGAGGAAGTAGACTTTCTATTGCAGCAGGTGGATCAGTTTGATCAGTTATTTAAGGTCACTGAGACTCATCCACCATTACTAAAGTTTCTTTTGGGTAAGCAGATCTCCATGGAAACTTTTGTTATTTTAAATCAGATCCTAAACTTTATACCACAGTTTGATAAGAAGATTGTGGAAACTATTGTTTGGTCTGACGTGAGGAGAACCGTCATGAAGTACACTCCATTTGTATCTGTAGACACTGTTAAATATAAGGGAACTTTAAAGGAAAAAGTATTAGATCACCAATGTCTTTCTTTGAATCAGAAATAGTACAAAAAGAAGCTGAGGAGATCAACCTCAAGCAGCAGGAGATTGTCAATCGGTTACCGTTCATCCCTTTAATGGAGACGGACGACCGTATTGAGTTCTTTGATGCTATGCTAGACTTGATTGACAGGCAGAAGGTCTTCTACATGAGACTGAATCTGTCTGACGATCCGATGGCAATCCGCCTGAAGGAAGAGTTTCGTGTCGCTGCTAGAAGACTCGGTATGGATGCCGATGGTCTGAACATGCTGGACATCTATGACAAGTTCCGTGACAACATGGAAAATGTCCGCCAGCAAGTGCTTGACGGAGAACTCTAAATAGGTTATGATGATCCTGTTGGGTCATCGCAATCCAACGAATACAACACACACAACTAATCCGAGGTAATACAAATGTCTTTTGCTGATCTTAAGAACAGCTCCAAGTTTGGTTTTGATCGTCTGACTAAGGAGATTGACAAGCTCCAAGCTACTGGTGGTAGCAGTGATGATCGTTTCTGGAAACCCGAGATGGACAAGTCTGGCAACGGTTTTGCGGTAATCCGTTTCCTGCCTGCACCTGACGGCGAAGAACTGCCATGGGCAAAGGTTTGGTCACATGGTTTTCAGGGTCCTGGTGGATGGTATATTGAGAACTCCCTGACCACTCTGGGTAAGAAAGATCCCGTGTCGGAACTGAACCGTACACTGTGGAACAGTGGTCTTGATAGCGACAAGGAGGTCGCTCGTAAGCAGAAGCGTAAACTCTCCTACTACTCCAACATCTACGTTGTGAGTGACCCTTCTAATCCCTCTAACGAAGGCAAGGTCTTCCTCTACAAGTTCGGTAAGAAGATCTTTGACAAGATTCAGGCAGCAATGCAACCTGAGTTCCAGGATGAGACTCCTATCAATCCGTTTGATCTGTGGCAGGGTGCTAACTTCAAACTGAAACTGCAGAAGAAGGATGGTTATTGGAACTACGATAAGTCTGACTTCGCTGCACCTTCTACTCTTGAGGACATGACTGATGCTGAACTTGAAAAGGTTTGGCGTTCACAGCACTCTCTGAGTGAGTTCATGGATCCCAAGAACTTCAAGTCCTATGAGGAACTTGACTCTCGTCTGAATGTTGTTCTGGGTCGTGGTCAGAAGCAGAAGTTTGATCGTGAGACTCTGGAAGATGAGTCCGAAGGTCGCGGTGGTTTCAATGATGCTGACATCATGGGAGCACCTAAGTTCAATGCCCCTTCCCGTCCCATGCCTAATGCCATGAAGGAAGAACTGAACAACCTTCAACCGACTGCTGCATCACGTCCTGCTCCTACGACTGACGATGATGATACCCTGTCCTACTTTGCCCG